GCACCGCCTCGATCGTTTTTTCGGTCGCCGCCTTCAGCTTGGCCCGCGTGATCCGGTCGCCCGACTCGGAGAGCCGCCAGAGGCGCTTCTTCTCGTCGAACTCCATCATCCCGAAGCGGCGCATCCAGGTGAGCCTCACCCCGAGCGCGCCCACCTTCTCGTTCTCCTCGGCGCCCAACGCGGCGGCCAAGGCCCTGGTCTCCACCCAGCCCTCGTCATCTCCTTCGTCGACGATCTTCATCATCAGGTCGGAGTCCTTGAAGTCGTACAGCGAGGCTCTCATCACGCCACCAGCTTGTAGTACTTGGCCCCGCCACGGCCCCTGTGGTCGAGACGCACGACGCCACGGTCGTGCAGCACCTGCAGCGTCTTTGAGCACGAGGACTGCGCAGCGCCGATCGCCTGCTCGCGTGAAAGATCGGTGGCTGTCACCCCGCCGTTTCCGTTCACCTCGTCGACGTTCTGGCGCATCCACTTCTCGATGCGTCCGACCAGTTCGTCGGAGACGTGCAGCCGCTTGTTATCGGATGCCTTGCGCTCCTTCGATGCCTGCTCCTGAGCTGCGTAGATCGGGTCGAGCGCGCGCAGCACGCCCTTGAGCTTGCTGCGCTGCAGCCTCGTCTCGCTCAGCTCGGCCTCCAGCTCCTCGATCCTTGTCGCCAGCTTCTCTTCCAGCTCGCGCGTCGGAGCCAGGATCTCGCTCAGGGTCTTTTCTACCTCGTCCATCGTTGACCTCCAGATGTGTTGGGAAACACGCAACGAGCGCCAGAAAACGTGCCTGACCGGGCAAAGAGTACTACCCAGCCCGGCCGAGGCGCTAAGCTCCTAGCAGCACACCGAGGTGCAGCCCCTTCTCCCTGGTAGAGGGGGGCGCCCACCTCCTTGTGTTGGGAAGGCAGGAGGCGTCCGCGAGGGCGCCTTCTGTCATGAGAGGGGGAATTCCCGTGACCTTCGGTACGCAGGACCTCGCCCTGATCGCAATCGCGGTCGGGGTGCTTCTGATCTTCCTGTTCGGGATCGACGTGACCCAGGGATAGATGAGCATCACCTGGACCGACAACGTCACACCGCTGAACGCGGTCAACATGAACCTGCTGGAGCAGACGGTGCGCAAGGGCGCTGCCAACGGATACGTCGGCTTCGACTCTGCTCGCAACATCAGTCTCCCTGGCTACGTCGCCAGTTCGGCAGCGGGAGGCGTGGCCTTCGCTAGCGCACAGGGCGGCGACACCGCCAACCGCTTCCTTGTTGACTCCAACGGCAGGATCAATTGGGGGCCTGGAAACGCTGCCGCCGATACGAACCTCTACCGTGCGGTGGCTGGTGCCCTCAAGACCGATGGCGTTCTCTACACGGGGGGAAACATCTTCGCCAACCAGGGTAAGGCGGCGCAGATAATCCTTGCGGATTACCAGGCGGCGGGTACGGCGATGATCCTGTTCAGTACCGCGCAGGACACAAATCTCTATCGCTCAGGAGCGGGCAACCTAAAGACCGATGGCACGTTAACGGCCGGTGGCAGCCTCCAGGCGGGAGCGCATCTCGTCGCTCAGCAGCATGTCTTCGTAGACCAGGCCAACGGTGGCGGCAAGCTGCTTTTCGGCTCGGCGCTGGACACAAACCTCTACCGCTCGGCTGCGAGCACCTTGAAGACGGACGGCGCTTTGTTCACTGGATCGCAAGTCTGGGCGATGCAGGGCACGGCAAATCAGGTTGTTCTTGGTAGCAACGTTTCGGGGCTTTCGCCTGGGATCGCATTCGGCAACCCCGTCGACACAAACCTCTACCGCTCGGCTGCGGGCCAGCTTTCAACTTCGGGTGACCTCAAGGTTCGTTCGGGCGGGCCTGCCCAAATCTTCCTCATGGACAACGGAAGCGGCGCGTCCACGATCTACTTCGGTTCGGCCCAGGCCGACTACCTCTACCACCCGGCGGCTGGAACTCTCAACACGAACTGCACGTTTCAGGTGGCGTCGCTTACGTCGAACGGCAACGTCGTCGCCAACAACGCTGCTGCCGGTCAGATCATGATGTACAGCGACGGGAAGCTCTACTTCGGCACTGCGAACGACACAAGCCTCTACCGCTCGGCTGCACAATCACTCAAAACGGACGGGCATCTCTATCTCGGGCTGAACCTTTTCCTCGCCAATAATGCGAGCGCGATCTACTTCGGCTCCGCAAACGACACAAACCTCTACCGCGTTGCGGCTTCTCAACTGAAGACCGATGGACACCTCTCGGCTGGTATCGCGCTTTGGGCCAACCACGCCAACGCCAACATGGTTGCGATTGGTTGGGACGGGAACGTCGCCAAGTCCCAGATCACATTCGGGCAGAGCTATGACACAAACCTCTACCGCTCGGCTGCTGGCGCTCTCAAAACTGACGGCACATTTGAGGCTGCGGGCGGGATCACAGACAACACTCTGCCTGGACGGCTCCGAAGGGAAGCCGCTGCGAGTTCCGTCGTCTCGGACTGGAACCAGGCAGTCGTGAGCGGCTGGTATGCGGCGTCTGGTGCAGCCAACGCGCCTCCCTCCCCGAATTACAACTACTGGGAGGTAATGGTCACCGCCTGGGATGCTGCCAATCACTGCGCCCAGCTTGCGTTTTCGCTTTTCGAAACGAACAACCCTGTCTACTACCGCAATCGTGTGAGCGGAAACTGGACGGCGTGGCAGCAGATTTCCACCAGCAGCGCAGCCAGCACCGGCCCGTCAGGCATCGCGTTGACGAACGGGTGGCAGAACTACCCCGCCTACAATGGGGCGACATCCTCTCGCACGGGCCTCGTCACCATCCTCGACGGTCTGATCTACAAGCCGTCGAACAGTTGCACTCCTGGGGAGACGGTGGGCAACGTCGTGGGTGGTCATCGTCCCCAGGCGCAGTCGATTGGGATGGGGCGCACCACTGGCGGGATTGCCGAGCTTGAAGTCCACGGGGACGGCAACATCATCCTCAGAGCCTGGAGCGGGAATCCGTCGGACGGCAGCGGCAACGGCTGGATGTCCCTCACCGGTTTCGTCTACCCGGCCTATCAGTAAAGGAGGGCTATGAGCTACCTGGAGCAGTCGGCAATCGGCAGCAACCAGTACATGTACGGGCGCGTCGCCCAGTGCGCCGCGAGCGAGGGTCTGGACGACCCCGACTACTGGACGAACCAGAACCGCCGCAAGTGGTCTGCCTCACCGGGCTGGGACACGGCGTGGGCCTCGGCTGTCGAGACGAACAAGAACAACCCGACCTACGACCCCGGCAAGGACGAGGCGGTCATCACCGACGGCATGATCCTCTCCGAGGTGCAGGCGCTGATCGCGGCTGCTCAGCCGACCGCTGGCTGATGTTTGAACCGCTGAAGTACCTGATCCAGCCGGTGGCGCTTGAACGTGACGAGCACGGGAAGATCGTGGGCGAACGGGTAGCTCAGACCCAGCAAGTGTTCAGTGCTGCCGAGTTGGCCTCGGTGATCGAGGACTTTGAAGCAGAGATCGAGAAACTCAACAGGGAGGGGCACAGTGAGCGCCAAGATCCCGAAGCGGCGAACGGCCAGCCTCAAGGGGCACCCGACGTCCAAGCAGCGCGACAAAATCGACACGGTGATGCACGAGTTCAAGCAGGGCCGCCTGCATTCGGGGTCTAAGAAGGGTCCGGTCGTGACGAGCCAGAAGCAGGCGGTCGCGATTGCGCTCTCCGAGCAGCGCAAGCAGGGGAAGAAGAGATGAGCACACCCGAAGCCCAGCAAGTCCACCCGTTCACCATCTGGACGGTCGACGAGGCGGGAACCAAGAAGGGCTACGTCGGCGGCAGCTATGACAACGCCTCGGCTGTGACGATCGCCTGCGGCGTGTACGACGCGCTGCAGGATTACAGTGTCGCCACCTGGCGGCAGGTCAGGGTCTACGACTCGACCGATCAGGTGATCGCTTTCATCGGCGCCGAGCAGACCTTGCCCCCGCCTGTGCTCCCGCCGCCTCCGACGCTTGCCTCGCTCGACCCCGACTCCAGCGGTGACTGGGAGGCCGAGGTCAGGCTGCTCGGCACCGGCTTCACGGACACATCCGAGATCCTCGCCGACGACGCCCTCGTCACTCCGGTCACCTTCGTCGACGCCACCGAGCTTCGCTGCGTCGTCCCCGTCACGGCGGCAGGCCCCTATCAGGTCAAGGTCCGCAACGGCACGCAGGAGTCGAACCCGCTGCAGTTCACGGCGCTTTAGTCATGGTCATCAACGGCTACCGCTTCTGCGACCACTGTGTGCGCATGATCGGTGGCTCGGCGAAGGCGTGGGGGCAGCCGGGGATCTTCAACTGGCGCAGCGGGATCAGGCACCTGAACAGGAGCAAGCGCGACCTGAACACGCTCTGCGGTCTCGACACCAACAACGACTCGTGGGAGCTTCCCTGGCGCGAGATCGAGCGCAGACGCGAGCAGGAGTGGCGCCGCTACGAGCGCGCCAAGAGGGCGCGGGCGTCTGTCTGACGCCGTTTACTGGGATTACCATCCGTTAGGCCGCTCACGGCTCGTCCTCCTCGATCTCGTGGAGTACCTGCTGAACGAACTGGTGGAGATCAACCAGCGACAGGTATTGACTCGCCTCCCAGATCGCCTGACGGAGCGCGGCAAGAGTTTCCGTCTCCGTCCTCTTCGACCGTTTTCTGGGATTCGACTCCGTAGGGCTCATCGTTTCACCAGCTTCACGTCGAAGCGCAGCCCGAGCAGCCACGCCCAGTAGTCCAAGAGGCCGATCTGCGCACCGGCCTGGCCGCTGAGCACGGTGCTGACGTGCTTCTCGCTGACGCCCGATTGGCGGGCAAGCTCGGCTTGCGTCACACCGTCCTTGGCGAGCGCTTCCGAGATCAGCGCCGCCATCGCCTCCTGAGTGGGGCTGACGAGCATTTTCCCGTGTCTGGTCATAGACGCGGTGTAGCGTAAGCGACAAAGGAGCAGGCCGTTGAAGGTGCTCGCCACCGTCACCGTGTCCGTGTCCCTCCTCCTTGCAGCCCCCAAGACCGCCGCCGCCGACTCCACGGCTGCAACACGCGCGGCGATCTGCCAAGTCTTCGGCCCTTACTGCTCCCAGGCTTTGCGTGTCGCCTGGTGCGAGTCCCGCTACTTCACCTGGGCCAGGAACGGCCAGTACCTCGGGATCTTTCAGATGGGCAGCGCGGCCCGCGCTCGCTACGGCCACGGGGCCGATGCGTGGACGCAGGCGCGTGCCGCCTACCGCTACTTCGTCGACGCCGGGAGGAACTGGTCACCCTGGAGCTGCAAGCCGTAGATCCCGAGCTGGTTGCCCGGCTCAAGGCCGAGAACCCCGAGACCCCCCCCGAGAAGATCGACGAGTGGATCGTTCGCAACCCGACCATCCCCCCGGAGAAGATCGTCTCCTTTGGGGTCTCGTTCACCAAGAAGACCGCCGAGCGCGAGTCTGCGCTCAAGCACCCGGCCGGGCTGCTCGACTTCGTTGCCTGCGTCGACCCCAAGACCGGTGAGCACTTCTCGTTCACCCTTAACGATCCCGAGGCGGGCTGGTACTGGCAGCGCAAGGTGCTCGACGAATGGATGGCGCATCCGCTCTCGATGGTTTTGAAGGCCCGCCAGATCGGGATCACCTGGCTTGCGAGTGGATATGCGCTCTGGAAATTGCTCACGATGCCGGGCACTAGGGCGCTGATTGTCAGCATTAATGAGGACGAGGCAATCAAGGTCGTCAATCGGCTGTTCGACATGTACGGGAGCCTGCCCGACCATCTCAAGTTTGAGTCCGAGATTCAGAAGCCGACACGGGGGGCGAGGCCCACCACCCTGATCGAGCTGGCCTTCAAGGACGGCCGGATCTCAAGCGTGGTCGGTCTCCCCTCGACTCGTCGTGCCGGTCACGGGGAGACCGCCACGATCGTTCTCCTGGATGAATACGCGAGGCATGAATACGCCCAGGAGTCCTGGAAGGCGCTGTTTCCGACAGCCGACAACGGCGGCCAGCTTGTGGTGATCTCGACCGCCAACGGGATCTCAAATCCCCTCACCGGAGAGGGGAACTTCTTCCATCATCTCTGGACGAATCGGGAGACCTACGGGATCAACGGGCGCTTCCTCGCCTGGGACCTGCATCCCGACCGGGACGAGGACTGGTATCAGACCCACGCGCGGGCGCTTCCGAGCGCCGACCGTGCCGAGCAGTTTCCCCGCAACCCCGAGGACGCCTTCATCAACACGGGGGAGTGCTGGTTCGACCTGGAGGCGCTGGCCTGGTACTCGGAGCACTCCTGGCTGCCCGAGGAGAAGCGGATGCGCTTCGTCGTCAACGAGACGGGCGCCAAGGCCAAGACCCACTACACCGAGTTCGGCTGGATCCGCGTCTACGACAAGCCCAGGCCCGAGCACGACTACGCGATCGGGGCGGACGTCGCCACCGGCCGGGGCCTCGACTACTCGTGCGCCTACGTCATCGACCTCTCCTCGATGAGCCTGGCCGCCGAGTTCCACGCCAAGATCGACGCGGACGAGTACGCCGAGCAGCTCCACTACCTGGGCCGCTGGTACAACACCGCCCGCATCGCGATCGAGATGGGTGGCGGCTTCGGCGAGCCGGTGATCATCTCCCTGAGAGACGGGAGAAAGGGCAGGCCCCACTACCCGAAGCTCTACCGGCACACGATCGGTGACCGGCCGGACTCGCACATGCTGGCGAACTACGGCTTCCCGATGAACCAGAAGACGCGCCCGCAGGTGATCAACCAGATCGAGCAGGCGATCCGCGAGCGCACGATCCCGAAGCTGCCCCGCACCCTGATCATGGAGTGCAGGACGTTCGTCCGGCAGAAGACCCTGCCCTCACCGAGAGCGCAGGACGGCTCCAACGACGACCGCGTGATGGCCTTCGGGGTCGCGCTTGAGATGTACCGCCTGTACGGCACTCACGAGCGCCGCTACCGCCCGACAACCCGCAAGCGTCGGCGGATGGCGGGCCTCTACGCATGGGAGAAGAACAGGAGGATCGCATGAGCCTGATGGATGTGCTCGGTGGTGGAGGGCCGCCAGGCCCGCCGCCGCCCGACGCCGGTCCGCCCCCCGAAGCTCCGGGCGACACGGGCGGGGACGAGACCTACGACAACTCGATGCAGGCCCTGGACGTGGCCGAGCATGCGCTCAACGCATTCATGCAGCTCGACCACGACGCGCCCGACAGGGCGCAGGCCGCGCGTGCGCTTCAGATCGTGATGCAGCTCAAGGGGGCCAACCAGACCGACGCTCAGCAGGGCGGCGGCAAGAGCCTCGTGCGCACGCTCGCCGGGGCACCCTCGCCGATGCCGGGACTCGGGGGCTAGTGGCCCGCAACGACGACCTCTATACCGGCGACGAGAACGCGGGTGCTCTCGATCTCGTCGTGAGGGCGGTCGAGCGCTGCGAGCGCGACTACCACGACGACTTCGTCCGCAAGGTCGAGAAGCGCTACATGTCCTACCGGGGCATCGTCGAGAACAACTCGACCGGCTCCGACCCGGCCGAGGACTGGCGCAGCCAGGTCACGCCCCCGTATGTGCTCCAGACCTGCGAGGGGATGCTCGCCACAATGCTGGAGCCGTCCCCGCGCTTCGACGTGCAGCCGAGGCCCAGGCCCGACGAGCCTCTGGACGCGATCGTCGAGCGCATGCGTGCGGTCGAGGCGATCTCGGACACGCTCTCGTACGCCCTGGATCGTGACCAGTTCGCCCAGCGGCAGCGCTCGTTCATGCAGCAGGACATGGTCGCCGGGATCAGCGTGCTCAAGAGCTACTGGCGCACCGAGGAGCGCGACGTGTCCAAGCTGGCGGCGCACTCGCTCGCGATCGTCGACGCCTTCGGGCAGCAGTACGACTCGGTGACCGTCTACCAGGAGACCGAGCAGGAGGAGACGATGATCGTCGACGACGCCTGCTGCGAGGTCGTGGACGTCAGGGACTTCTTCTGGCCCTCTCAGGCACCCACCATCGAGAAGGCCGAGTTCCTCGTCCACCGCACCTGGGAGACCTACGCCTCACTGAAGCGCAAGCAGGGCGACGGCTACTACGACTACACCGACGTCGACAAGCTCAAGCGCGGCGAGAACTCTGGCGCGTCCACTGCGGGCGACTCGCGCGAGATGCGGCTCAGAAACGTCGACCGCACCAAGAACCTGATCGAGGTGCTGGAGTACTGGACCCCCGAACGTGTGATCACCGTCGGCAATCGTGCGGTCGTGCTCAAGGACCGCCCGAATCCGCTCTGGATGGGGCGCATCCCGTTCATCGTCTGCAGCGGAATGCCGGACGCATTCCAGATCCCCGGATTGTCGGTCGTCGAAGCGCTCGCCCAGCTCCAGGAGATGCTGTGGACGCTCCAGAATCAGCGGTTGGACGTTGTGAGGATGCTCGCCAACGTCATCACCCTGATCCGCCCCGATGTCGACGACCCCGAGAGCTTCATCTTCGCCCCCGGTGAGCGCTGGTTCGTCGAGGACCCCGGCCAGGTCGCGACTCTGCCGATCGATCCGACCGCTGCGAACATCAC